GAGCTTGCTGGCGGTATTGCAGCACCAGTTAAAGCCTTGGTCGAAGGCAAGCCACTAGCACAAGCCTACCAAGAAGGTCGTGACATCGTTCGTGGTGCTGCTCAGTCTTACGAGCAAGAGCGACCATTGTTGTCAACAGCAGGTCAGGTTGCTGCATCTTTGCCATTCATGGCTACAAACATCGTCAGTCAAGGCGCACGAGCTGCTGGTCGTGCTGCATTGCCAGTTATTGAGCAAGCGTCTCCTGCTGCTGCACAAGCATTAGGCAGGGCAGGTCAATACTTAACGGCAGCACCTGCTGCTGGTCAAGTCATGGGCATGGGTCAACGCGCTGCACAGGCTGGCGCATCTGGTGTTGGTTATGGCTTACTCGGTGGTCTTGGCTCGTCAGAAGCTGAAACTGTTGGCGGCATCACGCAAGATGTGTTGAAGTCTGGTGCTGTCGGTGGCGCTCTTGGCGCTGTGACTCAACCAGTTGCATCAGTTCTTGGTGCAGTTGGTCAGAATGTTGTTGGTCGTGTGTCTGACAAGGCTGCTTCACGCTACGCAGAGCAAAAGGTTGCTGAAGCCTTGTTGCGCGATACGCCACCAGACTTGCTGTCTAGCGCCTTGGGAATGTCTAAGGCTCGTATGGGTAAGCTAGGCGAAGAAGCCCGTATCGTTGATGTTGGAGGTGCAAGCACAAAGCAATTGCTTGACACAGTTGCAACGCTATCAGGAGAGACAAAACAGGCTCTTGAGCGTGCTATTCGTGAGCGTCAAGCAGGTCGTGCTGGTCGTTTGATGGGTGCTGCTGATACTGCTCTCGGCACACAAGGCGCTGACTTCCTTGGAAGCCTTGAGACATTTGCTGCACAGCGTCAGGCTGCTTCGCGTCCTTTCTACGATGTGATTGACAAGGCTGTCGTGACGGTTGACAACGACTTGCTCAATGTGCTGAAGCGATCAGAAAGAATGCAAGGCGCTGCCGAATTGCTGTATCAAACAAAGACAGGTCAGACACTTGACTTGTCAAAGCTGAAGGTTGGCGAACAAGTGCCAATGAATGTGCTTGATACATTGAAGCAATCTTTGTATGACTCAGCACAAAGCCTGAAGCAATCAGGAAGCGGTCAACAAGCAAACGCATACGATGATGTGCGTACAAGCCTTGTTAAGTTACTTGAGCAGAAGTCACCTAAAGTTGGCGGTCAATCTGCCTACACGCAAGCAATGAAAACTTGGGCTGGTCCTTCACAGATGATGGATGCTGCCGAAGCTGGTCGCAAGGCTATGACAGGCGACATCATGGACATTAAGCAATTGACCAAAGGCTTTGGTCAAGCTGAGATGGATGCCTACAAGATTGGTGCTTTGCAGGCTTTGCGTCAGAAGACAGGCACAGAAGGTGGTCAGACATCATTGCTGAAGATGTGGAAAGAGCCAGCAACGCAAGAACGTTTGCGCGAAGTGTTTGGCAATGACTATCGACAGTTCGCGTCTGAAGTCGCAAAAGAGGCTCGATTGAAGGGTATGGAATCTCTTGGTCGTGGTTCTCAGACTGCTGCGCGTTTGGCTGGTGCTGCTGACTTGGATATTGCACCTTTGATGCAAGCAGGTCAGGCTGTTGCGTCTGGCAGTCCTACTGGCATCGCTGCTGGTCTTTCTAATCTTTATGGTCGAGTTCAGACACCTGAACCAGTACGCAACCAGATCGGTCAGATTCTGTTGTCACGCGAACAACAAAAGCTGATGGACATGGCAGAGACAATCCGCAGAGTTAACGAAGCCAGATCACGCGCTGCTGGTCGAACTGGTTATCTTGGCGGTCAGATTGGCACGAACATCATCCCGCAAGAGTAATTCGTATGAAAACCCCAACATGGCAAACTAAGGCTGGACAGAACCCAAAGGGCGGCTTGAATGCGAAGGGTCGTGCTTCGTACAACGCTGCAACTGGCGGCAACTTGAAGCCACCAGTTAAGTCGGGTGACAATCCACGCAGAGCGTCATTCTTGGCTCGTATGGGCAACATGGCTGGTCCAGAGTACAAGGACGGTGAACCTACACGGTTGCTGCTGTCCTTGAAAGCGTGGGGCGCTAACTCAAAGGCTGATGCAAAGGCAAAGGCAAAAGCAATATCTGCAAGGAATAAGGCGAAGGGTAAATAAGATGGCATCACCATTAGACTACTTGATGGGTTTAGGCGAGACAGGCGCAACGCTTGGTACTGGTGCTATCTCTGGATTGCTTGGTATGCCTTACGGTCTTTACAAGGGAGTTACTAGCGGTAAGTACGGCACTCCTCAAGGCGTGAAGATTGCAGAGCAAGAGGCTGCAAACTTCATGGCACGCAACACATACCAGCCACGCACAGCGCAAGGTCAGCAGAACTTGCAGCAGTTGGCTGGTTTGCTTGAGTCATCCAAGCTGCCACCTGTTATCCCTGAAGCTGCTCTCTTAGGTCAGATTCCTCTTCAGGCTTATGCAGCACAAGCAGAGCGTGCTGGCATGGCTGCTGAACGCGCCTTAGAGCCTGTTGTCCAGCGCACTATGCAGCGTGGTGGCAAAGGTGCTCAACTATTGCAAGACTTGGCGCAAGGTAGTCAAAGCAAAATGTATGTGCCAGCAACACAACAAGAAGCATTTGAAGCAGCAAAGAAGTTAAGAACTCAATCTCCTCGTGAAGTTTGGAGTGAGATGGGTGTTGCAAAATTTGGCAATGACTATGTAAAAGAGTTGTCTGACAAAGATGCAAGGGCAGCATTTACGCATCTTGAAGGCGTTAATGGTGGTGAAAGATTGCAGCAATACGCATTTGAACACCCAGAGCTTTATGCGCTTATTCCTGAGTTGAAAGACATCGGACAGTTAGGTCTTAAAGAAAATCGAATGTCTGGAAGTTACAGCAGAGTTGGTGAAGGAAAACTACTTACTGGATACGCCCCAACTGAAAAAGACTTAAAGACTGTAATGGCTCACGAAATGCAACATGGCATTCAAGATATTTATGGTTGGGAGCGCGGTGGAAGTATAAAAGATATTGGTTTAGACATTTCTGAAAACAAGTTAAAGGCACAAGACATTGCGTCAAAACTTGAAAGACTGCAAAACAAAGCATCTGACGAAGCAAGATTTGCAGATGCAGATTTAGTCAAACAAGCTACTGATTGGGCTAATAAAACATCATCAGATTGGTATGCGAATGCAGATAAGAATCTGATTGTTAAAGATTACTTGCTATCAACAGACCCAAATTACACAAGTCTTTATCAAACTCATTCAGATTTGCTTTACAACAAGCCAGCTTTGCTTGGACCAGAAGAAACATACAAAAGGCTTGCTGGAGAAGTACAGGCAAGATCAACTCAGAACAGAGTTGATTTGACACCTGAAGAACGCAGACAATATTTCCCGTTTGAATTAAAGTCTGAGCAAAATCCTTATGGATTGGATGTCAGTCCAGAAGATTTATTATTCAGAAGTGGTGGCGGTCTTCTTGGACGCTAATCCATAAAAAGCAGCCACCAACGGGTCGCGCTTGATCTTCTTACGAAGCTGGCGCTGCCTTGCCAGCCTGAACTCTCGATGCTCGACTGACTCCTTGGCACGCCACTTCTTCATTCTTTCGTTCATGGTCATAGGCTTTGGTCGGACAGCATCAACGCCAATACCGTAGCGATACACAGCAGCAGGTATGGCGTTGTACTCCACTCGATGCCACGAATGAATGTGAATCAGCCCTTGCTTGTGCAGCTTGGAGACAATGAGCCTTGCAGACCTGACGGTGCAATGAATCAACTCTGACAACTGAACTGCCGTGTAGCCCTTATCTGTCAGCGCCTTGATGACGCGCTTTTGCTGTTCTGATCTCATTTTTTGCGTCTTGCTATTTCACGGTCCAAATACCAGCGCGCCTTCTCCAAGTCCTCAATAGCATCGTGCTTGAGGTCAGCGCGCCAGATGTACTTCATGGCGTTACCCAGACAGAAGTTCATGTGTTCAGTCACCTCTATCGCCTCAATGCCAGACGGGTGCGCTGTGTAGTGCTTTGGGTTGTTTACATTGTCAGTCATCTGCTCAATCTTTCTTTTACGCCAGCCTGTCATTCGTCATCACCATGAAGGTATTGCTTTGGGTAGCCACCAGTACCTTTGCACTTGTGGCAGACAGCGCCATCGTGCATCCCTTCACCAGACCCGCTGCAAGACGGGCAGATGTAGTCATCATCTTCTTCTACTTCTTCCTTCTTGCCGAAGATTCTGTCCCAATTGGATGCCAGCGTCTCGTTATCAATCTGAGACTTTCTTTGTGTTGAACCTTTACCCATGCTTTTTCACCTTAGTGTTTGATGTACCTGCTCTGCTGTAAACGATGAACTCTTTGGGTTCAAGCGACACGACATTCTTGCTGATGCCTAAGATCGTGCCGTGACGCTTATTCGTCTTTCTGGCTTCGTCTACCGACTTGGACATCGTTAGGCTGTTCTTTGCGCTGATGTTCATGGTCTTGAACATATTGCCGTGGATTGCTTCCCATTGCCGCATGAACTCACGATAGTCGAATGCGTAAACTGTTATACCGTCCATTAGTTACCCCCAAAAAGCTAAGTCTAAAACTACTGCTGCAAACACAATCATCAGCAGCACCTCAAAGTCGTTGAATTCTGTCATTTACATATCCTTCTTTAATCAGCCATTTTCTAAAGTTCTCGTCAATCTGAGGCGGTCTAGTTCTCTTCTTCTTGACCTCTGCCTCTTTAGGCTTGGCAGTCTCGTACCACGGCGCTCCTTTGGCGAGAACTGTTTTAAAAGCCATTCTTATCCTTGAGTTTGGCTTCAATAGCGGCTGCAAACTCCCTTGGATGATTGGTTGCTAATTCAAGTTCTACCGCTTCCATTACTGTCAGCCCAATCCATTCACGCTTTGGTTGTAACGGCTGATACTGTGGGTTTACTGTTGGGCCATTTGCAAAATCAGCGCCGAAAACTGAGTCAATAGAATCAAAAACGCTCATAGTTGTTCCTTAATTTTGTTGTAAATAAAAACAGCTAACCCAACACAACCAATGATGTGGATAATGGATGTCATGTGTTCTTCTCCTTGAGTTTGGCTTCGGTGGCTCTAACAATAGATTCCGTACCGCGATACGCCCAAATTATGTCAATCGCATCCTCTGGTGTCAGCCCAACCCATTCACGCTTTGGTTGTGGGTGGGTGTAGAG